TGTAAGCACAGCCCGGGAGACGGGCTGATGTAAAGGAAAGGAAAGATAGAAATGAACAACGACCTTAGCCCTGATGTCAAAGCTGCACTGTATGCGCATAGCCTCTATGCGCAGCGTCGTGTCGACATATCCGACAACTACACGCAACAGTGCAGCGAGAACAGGGCACGACTCGCATCCGACCTGGCAGATATCGCACTGGAATACGGCATCGCACCTACCCGAGTCATCCGGAACGCATTCGGCGCTGACAGAACCGACTTCGTCAGCCTCGTCCGTCGTGCACTCGCAGCTAAGAAGGCAGCTAGAAAATGATCAGGCTCGAAACAGACCTGCGCAGCATCATAATCACGATGGAGGGCGGCGAGATGATATCATACCTGTACGCCTGCTACACCCGCGACCGCCCCTTCCCTGTGTGGGCGCCGCCGGCGCCTCACGGCCTCGTCCCCTACTCGCAGCCGCTCCGAACGTTTGTGGGTGACGTCCGTGTCAAGCGGCTCGAAGCCGGTGTTTTCTACAGGCTGCCGAAGGCTGCCTGTGATGTGCTCGGCTTTAACGGAGACCTAAGCCTCATCCCGCTGGACGTCGAATTCCACCACTCCCCCCACGTCGTCTTCCTGGAAGACATCTACGGCCGTGCCTCTGCGTTCGTCCAGGCCACGGATGTCGAAACGCTCCACACGACCCGTCTACGCTATGGGTCGTGGGTGGTGTGCGGCCTCCTTCAGACAGAGCAGGCTAGGGCGTGGGCTAACCTCGACGACGTCGAATGGCGCGTTCACAGCGCCTTCAACAGAGCACGCAACGGACTGGACCCTTCCTGGCAACCGCTTCGACGTCACGGGCACACGACCATCGCCTTCGATCCGCCCCTCTTGTATAGAGCCGTAGAGGTTTCCCGTGAAACGGCATGAGCTCCTCGCCGAAGCCGCACGTCTGCGCAAGACAGCGATGGGCAAGATGCGCGCACACCGCAACCGAGGCGTCGAACTCGCGAACAGCGAGTTCGACCCTCGTGTCGGCACCAACGCACAGCTACGCACCATGTCTGACAAACAACTCGTCTCGTACATTGACCGCGTCAAGCGCTTCAATCTCCGCGGCAACCAATACTACTTGACGGCCAAGAAGGAGATCATATCCTCCTACCGAATCGACGACTTCCTCCGTCAACAGCGCCGGCTGGATCGCTTGCAGGGCGACATAGACAGGGCCTTTGGCGACTTCGAGCACCTCGATACGGGCGAGCGCGTCTCCGACTATAACGCCCGCGTCCGGAAAGGCTTCGAAGATCGCATTTACCGAAACGCTCAGAAGGTCTACGGTGACATCGTCCGCTCTCGTAGTGACTTGAAGAAGCTGTCGCGTCTACAGCGGGAAGCGCTCCGGTTCGGAAAGGCGTCCACTTTCGCCGAGAAGGCCGAAGACAAGAAACGATTGGCCACCGGATACCTGGATGCCCAGTATAAGAAGCATATGGGGATGTTGACCAAGATGATCAGCGATAGTTCCGTTTTGGACCCGCGCCTCATCCGCGATCTTCAAGGTCTCAGCAAGAAGGCGCTCGTCTCCCTCGCCAAGCACTCCAACATCGTGGAGCGGATCAGAGACGCATATGAGTACGAGAAGAAGCACGACTTCTCACAGCTGACGTTGGAAGGGGGTGCGAAGGGCTATGGGACGGCGTCAGAACCCGTTCGGGCTATCGTACATGCCTACGCTAAAGCGGATGCGAATCGAGCCAAGTGACGTCGCAGCCCTCGCCTACGATCTAGAGACGGACGACTGGTTCGTCCGATCCTGCACCGGCGACGTAGACGCCGACACGGGTATGGACACGCTCCTCCCTGCCCTCGCTCGCTACAAGCGCGTGTGGGTGTGGGAGGGGCAACCCGTCGTCTACCGGATCGCCGCTGTCACACACCTACTGGGCCTCATCGACGACGAGAACGCCGAGCTCACTCTGACGAAGCCGGGCTTCACGGCGTTCAAGTACCCCGCTCGGCTCTACGTGAAAGGCGCCCGGTACAAGACGACCGTGCGGTCGTTGCGCGACTATATCTCCGCACCCCCGCAGACGCCACCCGTCGGCCTGGACGACGAAACCGAGTGGGTGTGCGGCACCCTCCACGGCACCCGTCTGGACGTCATTGACGCCTTCGCCCCCATGGCGATCGCCCAAGCCGAGTTTGCCGATTACGTCAAAGACGAGATGGGCGAACATCCGAGCCTGTTCGGTACCGACTTCGACAGTCAACTAGACGGCACCAGCGGTCTGTGCGGCGTTCTCCGCGACGCGGGTGACGTGGAAGGCGTCGACATCTGGGACGTCTCCTCCCTCTACCCCGCCATCGCCTCGTGCATGCCCTTACCCACCGGGTCCGGCGTCCGAGACTACTCAGCCGACACACTGTCCGACCTGCCCGACGACTGTCTGTGGATCGCCAACGTCGTTCTGCCGGACGGAGCGTCCCAGTGGGTGACCAGCGTGGACTACCGCCACATATACAGCGAGACGCTGTACTACACATACGGCAATCATATTGAAATCGAAGACGCCGATGTGCAGTACGCAATCGTCTACGATTCCGTCGCCGGCCTCTACAAGGAATGCGTGGACGCCTGGTATCGTGACAAGAAGAACAGCGATGGCGTTGTCAAAGAGTTCTACAAGAAGAAGATGAACTCGTTTTTCGGCTCTCTCGCCATGCGGTATGCCAAGCGCAAGGAACAGGCCGTCTACAGGGATGGCTACGGCTTCGACGTCGAAACGGTCGGCTATACGGAGCACGAGCCGGGTAGTCTCTTCCTCCATCAAGTGTTCATCGTCGCCTACGGTCGGGCTATCCTGACCGAGGCCCTGCGTCGCTACGAGGGGCACGTCGTCTACTACGACACGGACTCCGTGCATCTGGTCGGCGTTGATCCGTCCGATGTGCGCCTAGAGGGCGTCCCCGTCGGCGACCGCGACGATGACCTAGGGAAGTGGACGCTGCGGGATTACAACGCCACTGTGCGCTATCTGGGCCTGCGCCGCTATGTCATCGTCGAACGGTATGAGACGACGGACGGCGAGACTACAACTGTCGAAGAATACGCGAACCTGCATCTCGCCGGGTACAGGGCGCCGACGTTCCTGCAGTCCGGGAGGTGGGACCGAATACCCCTCTGCTATCTGGATGAGCACAGCCATCTCCCGTCCCTGACCTATGCGCCCGGTCTCGACTCCCTTATTCCCGTTTACGCGCCTTACCGCGCCGGGCAGACCGTGTACTCAGACGACATGCCGGTCAAGGCACGTGGCGAGTGGTCCATCCATGCGGATGCTGCGGTGTACCGGGACGACCCGAGGGCGGAGAATGAGATCCGCCTTGCAGTCGCGGGGATGCCCCGTCGGCCGAACGATGCGGAGGCGGTGAAGACTCGCCGCCTCGCCATCACTCCCTGTTAGCCGCTTCGATAGACGAATAAAGATGCCCCGCTTTCCAGTTGGACGGCGGGGCGTCTTTATGCCCTTCAACATACCGCAACCCTAGTGTGATATACTATGTCTCAGGCGGGGCTCCATCCTGTTGTGGCGGAGACCGCGGCCGGGCGTCACGGGCTGACACCTGCCGGCCCCGGATGGACTTGACAACCCTTCGACCAAGACGGCGGTAGCCCCGCTGCACAACACGTGAGGAGAATCGAGTGGCAGACGAACAGACCACCGACACAGATACCGAAGACCAGACGCCCGTGGAGGCGACCGGAGAAGACATCCAGGTCGACCTGGCGGAGCTCATTGATGAAGTCCGCGCCCTGGCCGTCCAGGCGCTAGACGAGTGCAAAGAACTGCGCGCCATCATCACCGAGGAAGCCCTGGACGAGGCTGCCGATGACGTCGCTGACGATGACATAGATCCGGAAGATCTTCAAATCGAAGACCTTCTCGCCTGACGAAAGGACTTATTGGACAATGGCCTACACTTCCAAAGGGCTGCGCCCTGGGACGACCAACGAACAGCTTCTTCAGGTGTCCATCAACGCCGCCTCTATGGGGTACAAGAAGCGTATTCCCTCCCCGACGCAGGCGGGCATTGATCGCACCCTGGACTATCTTAGCCAGCACCGCGATATGTGGAACCCCATCTGCCAATCGCTGCTCAATCAGGTCGTCCCCGTCTTCGCCAAGAACCGGTCGTGGACCAACCCACTCGCCGAATTCAAGAAGGGTATGGTCGAGTTCGGGAACGGCGTCGAAGAGATACAGACCGGCCTCATCAACGCCGTCGCCTACGATCCCAACGACGACGTCGACGCCAAGGCGATCTTCGGCAGGGACGACTTCCGCGTCGAAACCGCCTTCCATGTGCGCAACCGCCGCAACCGCTACAAGGTGTCGGTGGAGAAGCGGCTGATCCAGTCTGCGTTCATCAACGGCGGCGACGTTGCCGAGCTCATCGACCGCCAGCTGAACGCTCCCTACGAGTCCGACCAGGTGGACGAGTTCCTGCTCATGGCCAACCTGCTCCGTGAATATGAGGACCGTGGCGGCTTCTACCATGCACACGTCCCCGACGTGGCTCACACGCGCTCCACCGCCGACGACGCCAAGGAGCTTCTCCGCAAGCTGCGCGCCATCGCCGGCGAGATGCGGTTCAAGTCCACCGCCTACAACCCGGCGCGGATGCCCGTCCACTCCACCCCGGATGATATGATCCTCCTCACCACGCCCGCCGTCAAGGCGGCCCTGGACGTGGAGGCCCTCGCATGGGCATTCAACATCGACCGCGCCGACGTCCAGTACCGTGTCATCGAGATCCCGCAGTCCGTCGCCCCCGGGAAGGGCTTCCAGGCGGCAGTCGTGGACAAGGACTTCTTCCAGGTCTACGACCACGTCATGGAGACCACGTCAATCGACGTGCCCACCGACCCGAACACCTACAACGTGTTCTTCCACCATCATCAAACGATTTCGTGCTCCCGCTTCGCCCCCACCGCCATGCTGTGGACCGGCGCCGACGACGAAGTCATCGAAATCCTGCCGCCCGTCACCGCAATCGGCACCTTCGAATGCCTCGACGCTGACGGTAACACGCCGCCCCAGCTTAAGAAGGGTGGTAACTACCGAGCCCGCCCCCAGTCCGTCACCGGCGGCGGCGTCAACCCGGCCCTCGAATGGACGATCGTCTCGTCCACGGACAACCACACGTCCATCTCCGACAGCGGCATCCTCTACGTCGGGCGCCTCGAAAAGGGACCGGTCAAGATCAAGGCGGCATGCGACGGCGTCACCGCCGAAGGTTCCTTCGCCGTCGAGGCCGGAGCAGACGTCCCGACCTGGCCTGACCTGAAGTCTTCCATCTTCGGTCTCACTGTGCTCGGAAGGGCGATTGGTAAGTCGTTCACACCCGAAACCAAGGAATACACCGTCACGCGGGCTAAGAAGGACGAACTGATCAAGGACGTGCAGAACAACACGTTCCCTCATGGTCGGCATCTCGACTACACGGTCGAGGTCGCCGACGGCGAGGGCGGCACCTACAAGGTGACCGTCACCATCACCGGAGCCGATGGAGTCTCCTACGGCCCCTACGTCGTCACCGTTAAGTAACGAATAGTGGCCCTATGAGGGCGCCGGGTTTCCTTCCTTTCCTTTCTCCCCGGCGCCCTCATCCATAAAAATGACTAGAAGGCAGGGGGAATGATATGCCGAGCGTCAGCGAATGGGCCGCCGGGGCCGAGGTTACGCTCACCACGGTGGCATGGGACTCCACCTACCGCGACATCGTCAAATGGCGTGACTACGCACACCGCTCCGACTACATTGACCGCCCCGACGCACACCACCTGACGCTGCGCAACGCCCAGACCATCGACTACGGCTCCCAAGTCGTCCTCGACGAACCCTTCTCGGTGTGCGTCAAATACAATTACGTCAGGGTCGTCAATCCGAAGATATCGAAGCTGCATCCTGACAAGGAAAAGCCGACTGTCTTCTACTATTTCATTCAAGACGTCGTCAGAGTCGCCCCCGACGCCACCATGTTGTCCGTCCAGCTGGACGTGTGGACCACCTACTGTGGCAACGTTCGCCTGCGCAACGCCTTCGTCGTCCAGGGTCACCTGCCGGTGGCCGCCACGTGGCGAGGCCGCCAACACGACGTGCTCCGCGAGGCCGAGGGCCTCGACCTCGGATCCGACTACATGGTGCGCTACAGCGAACGCTACACGGTCGCCACACTCGCCCAGTGCTGCGTCATGATCGTCGCCTCCACCGACTTTTCCTACGATCCAGGCGACGTGAACAACCCGAACCTACGCACCGCGAAAGGCTCTGCCTTCGAAGGCCTGCCCAATGGATGCGACATCATCGTCATCCGCGACATCGGCACGTTCGAGTTTTTCGCCACCGCCATGTCCCCCTTCCCGTGGGTTTCCCAAGGCGTCCAGATGATCATGGTCCTGCCCACCCCCGACGACATGTTCGACCGGATCATCGGCTCCCACAACACCGACAACGTTCACGACAAGTACCGGCAGGGCGTGGACCCGAACACGATCAAGATCATCCGTTCCCGCAAGGCCGGCCACGAGGGCGACGTCATGTGGGGCCGCGACCGGACGTTCTTCGCCGGCGGCGCTCTAGAGTTGCTCGATAAGGCGAGACTCGCCGACTGGCAGCGCAATTACACGAAGCTCGCTACCGCGCCCTACCTGTTCATCGAACTCACCAACTACCAGGGCCAGTCTATGGCCGTCCACCCCGAATACCTGCCGGGCGGTGGGAAGGTCACGCTGTCCAGGCTGCAGCACTTCTCCCCGCCCGGGCCCCGTGTCGTGGTGTGGCTGCGCGACTACCTGTCGGAGGACAACGCCACCGGCAATCCGCTGTCCAACTCGTTCCTGGATGGTTCACTGTTCTTCACGAACTTCCCGATGTTCTCCATCCCCAACAACTCGGGGCTGAACGCGATAGCGTCGCAGGCGCACAGCATAGCGTTCGCCTACCAGTCGGCAGACTGGTCGCAGCAGAAGGCCCTGCAGGGTAACCAGGTCGCCTACGACCAGGCCTCCTATGCGATCGGCACGGCCCGCCAGTCCATGGTGGCCTCCAACACTGCCAGGGGCGCGCAGACGGCGCTGGCGAACGCAGCCCGCACCCAGTCGACGGCGATCACCAACGACGCCGCGTGGGGCCACACACAGAACAGCATGATCCAACAAGGCGTCTCCGGCGGCATGGGCGCCGTCGGCTCTCTGCTGTCAGGTGATATCGGCGGCGCCATCAAGGGCGTGGTCGGCACCGGCATGGGTATCCACATGGCGAACTCGAACTACAACATCGACGCCAACGCGAGGGACGCACAAACCGACCTGGCGAACAGCACGGCGTCGCAGTCGACGGCGATAACCAACAACCTGTCTTCGAAGCTCACCGGGTTGCAGAATGCGCAAGCCGCATACAACCGGGACACGAACAAAGAATATGCAGACATGGTCGCCAAAGGCGATTATGCGAACACCCTGGCTGGGTTGAAGGCGAAGATACAGGACACGAGGATGGTCCAGCCGTCCATCTCCGGCCAGGTCGGAGGCGATGCATTCATGCTCGCCACCACCGGGTGGATGGTGGATGTGCGCTTGAAGTCACCCCACCGGGGCGCTATCCAGGCGGTGTCCGAGCATTTCGCACGCTACGGCTACCGGTGCAACCGGACCATCGACATGGCCGCCTACGACCTGACGCTCATGTCACATTTCACATATTGGAAACTGGCGGACTGCCGGATTGATGCCCCGTCCGTGCCGCAGATGCACGCCGAGACGATCCGGGGGATTTTCGAGAAGGGCGTCACCGTGTGGGACGAGCCGAAGGAGATAACCGAGATGCATCTGTTCGACAACGGACCGAAGAAAGTGGTGCAGCTGTAATGGCAAGCACGAAAGGCTTGACGAACGGAGACCTGATCGGCGGCGGTGTGGAACCGTCGAAGCGGGATGCGGGCCGGTTCCGGGCCAACCAGGCGAAGGCTGCCAGAGGCGGCGAGTTCTTGATGTATCAGAACATGCTGTGGGGCCTGGCCGAGTCCCGGTTCGTCTGGGACGGCCTGCCCAGCACAGTTAATGAGCGCTACCTGGAACGGGTGCTGCACAGGCACGGCCTGGCAGTCTTCTTCGAAGACCCGCGCCTGCACGCCTTCTTCGCCCTGCACGCCGCCGGAACCGGCGACGTGGACGTCTACGGCGACCCGAAGACGTTCCGTGTCACCGGTAACCGGTACATTAACCGGGAGATATCGTCTAAGAACTGTGTGCCCATCTGGGTGAACAGGAACCGGGTCAACGACCAGTGGATCGTCAACTATTACGCCGCGCAGCTGGCCGAAGCGGCCATCACCGTCCAGGTGAATGCGCTCACGTCGCGTTACCCGACGATCCTCGCGCTCAGCCAGGAACAGAAGCTAACGGGCGAGAACTTCTACAGGCAGATCGCCGAGGGCCAGCCGGTCGTGTTCACCGTGAAGGACGCGATGGGCGGGGACGTGTCCAGCGCCGTCCAGGCGTTGGATAATCGGCTGCCCTCGAACGCCATCTCGGATGCGATCCGGGTCAAGAAGGACATTTGGGATGAGGCGATGCTCATGCTCGGCATCCAATGCGCCCCGCCCGACAAGAAAGAGCGGCTCGTGGATGACGAGGTGGAGGCGTTGCAAGGGCAGATGGCCGCCTTCCGCGGCGTCGCTATCGGCGCCCGGCAGGAGGCCGCGGACAAGATCAATGAGCGCTACGGTTTGAACGTGTCCGTGCACTGGCGGCACAGCCGGGAGCAGGTGCGCGGCGTCAATGACCTGGGGGAGGGTTTCGTTGGCTGACTTCACTATCGAACTCCGGGACGTGTGCGCCCGCTACAGCGACGCCGAGCTCGGGTTGGACGCATACCCGATCTTCGATGAGGCCTATCGGCCTCGTCTGAACAAGCTGATCAAAGACCACTACTGGTTCAGGGAGACGGCCTACGAGACGGCCGCCATGTTCGCACACCAGCTGAGGCACCGGCTTGAGACGATCATGCCCTATTACAACCAGCTATATGAGTCGACGAAGATCAAGTTCGACCCGCTGTCGACAATGGATGTCTCGTCCGTCTCCGATGGCACGCACTCGTCTAAATCCGAGACGGAAGGCTCAGGGAAGACGACGAACAGGGCGTCGGGCCTATCCAATTCTGACTCGCGGGACATGCGCTACCCGGACACGGCGATCAACCAGCTTGGCGACTATGCAGTGTCCGGTACCAAGTCGGATGCGAGAACTGAAGGTGCGTCCGAGACCAGTAACAATAGCACCTCGAAGGCGAACGGTGATGAGACGTCGCATGCCACGTCGCATTCGACGGGCCGATCCCAGTCGGCGGCGTCGTTGCTTGTGGAGTACAGGGCGTCTCTGCTCAACGTGGACAAGATGGTGCTGGCTGAGCTCAGCGACTTGTTCTTCGGGCTGTGGTCGTCCAACGACGAATACACGGGCGGCGACGCGTATTGGGGCCTTGGGCCGATGCTCGGCTGGGGCTACTGGCTTTAACAACTAGGAGGTTATCGGATGCCTATAGAGAACGTGCCGTTCTTCGATTTGCAGAACAGCCCGCTCACGAACATCACGCCGTTCGCGCACAGGGACGCCTACACCTACCAAGAGGTGTTGGAGGACCTGATCCAGAATTATAAGCGGATCATCGACACGATCAACAAGGTCGTGGCGTTGGCCAACGACGTCGACAAGCGCCTGGTCGAACTGGAAGCCAGGCTTCGCAAGGAGACGGACGACAAGATCGCCCGGGCGATCGATGATCTCTACCGGCGCCTGGCCCAGCGCGGGGCCAAAGACATGATTGTCCACGACCCGGTGTGGGGCCGCACAGACCGCACCGTCTCGGAGGTGCTGGCCGTGCTCTACGACAATGTGCGCACACAGGCTAGGTTCGCCAAGGGCGCCGACGACATCGGGGCGACGGCGCAAGCGCTGGACGAAGCCAACTGGACGGCACGCCAGTGGGACCTGGATCCCGAATACAAGACCGACCACGCCACTCGCTGACCGCACGACCTTAAGGAGAACAGATTATGGCGAGCACTAACAAGACGGAGGCGCTGGGCCTCAGCCAGTTCATCGACACCGACAAGCCTACGTGGAGGGGCGACTACAACGGCGACATGCGCAAACTGGATGTGCGAGCACAGGAAGACACGTCCAAGTTCAACTCGTTCGAGACGCGCATCAAGAACGCGGAGACGACGGTCGACGCCGACCACAAAGTGGTCGCGCAGATCGATCAGAAGATCGGCGAGGCTGAGTCTAGGGCGAAGGCGGACGCCGCCAGTCAGGTGGCCAAGTGCTACGACGACCTGTTCACGAAGGTGAACGACCGCTACACGAAGGCGCAGTCGGACTCCCGCTACATGTTGAAGAACGCCGCCACCCCGGACGTGTGCGCGGTGATCGTCGGCACGTCGAACGTGGTGCAGGGCAAATGGCCGACGCTCATGTGCAGGGCGATGGGTATCACGGAGAAGAATTTCGCGGTCGGCGGCACGGGCATGGTCAACGGCGCCAACAACTTCTCCGTCCAGCTGAACAGGGCGATCGCTGACGGGAGTTTCAACAACAATGATGTGAAATATGTGGTCATCGCGGACTGCGGGAATGATGCGATGGCGAACAACGACGTCTACAACGGCCTCGTCTCCCTTATCAGCGATGCTAAGCGGGCATTCCCGAATGCGCGCGTCGTCGTGTTCTCCGCCGTGTGGGCGTGGTCCAACCTGCATTCACTACTTAAAAGCAAAAACGGCCTCGCGGTCTGCCTCGGAACTATGCAGGAGGTGTGCGGGAACTACGGCGCGGAGTATGTTGGCACTGAATTCTGGTGCTTGGGATATTCGAAGTATTTCACGGAGGGTGAAATCCACCTGAACTCTACTGGTGACACGAGGTTCGCCACGCTGGCAGGCAACTACCTGCAGTACGGGAACGAGCCAGTGCCCGTGTCCACCAACTATAGGGTGGGTCTGTCGGGCCTCAACCACGACCCGAATGCGCCGCTCACGCTGCGATTGAACGGCGGGATCGTGACCCTGTCGGGGATCGTGGAGTCGGGCGGGACGGCGATCGGCGACGGCCACGACTGGGGGGAGATCCCCGATTGGGCCGCGCCGCGGTGCTCGGTGAACCTGCAGGCGACGGGCGGCGCCGACGGAAGGACGCCGATCGTCACACAGGTGCATGCCAACCAGCACATTCAGTCATGGACGGGCTTCACCGGCAGAGTCCAGGTCTCCGGCACCTGGTCCATCCTCTAAGCACACCCCTAGGGGAAGGCAGGTACCGTTATGGCGTGGGATGCTAAAGCCAAAGCTGTCGCGATCAAAGCGATTGGGACGGTGGAGTCCGGCATGCGCTATGACGGTATCTACCACACCGATCCGATAACGATTGGGATAGGGCAGTGGTTCGGGCCGAGAGCCTACGGACTCTTGGCCCGAATCAAGAGGGAACTGCCGGCCGAGTTCGCGAAGCTGCCTGGTGAGTTGCAGTCTTTGGTGAACGCGAACGCGATCAACTGGTCCACCTACTATTTGCCGAACTATTGGGACGGCCAGGTGAAGCCGGTATTGAGGGCCGCCTACAAAATACAGCAGGCGCAGATGTCTGAGGACCTTGAGGCCTACGTGCAGGTGGCGCGTAAGTGCGGGATCGACCCGGACGGCGCCACCCAATCGATGATCATGTTCTTCGTCGCCTACCACCAGTCGCCTCGCCGTGCGCTGAGGATCGCCAACCAGATCGGCGGCGCTTCCTTGGACAGGTGGCACCAGGCGTTGCTGTCTGAGCCGGTGCTGGGTCGCTACAGGAACCGGTACAACACCGCCTACGGCATCATCAAAGCGATGGATAGCTCGGGCGTGGACCTGCCCGGTCCGCCGGGTGCGGGGCCGTCGTCGCCGACGGGCGGGGACGGCTCGGGGGGCAACCCTGGAGGGAACGTGAACGCCCCGCAGCAGCAAGGCAGCAGCGCCGGCGTGCTGTCCCGGGTGGAGCGGTGGGGCGACACGATGGTCGCCCACATGGCCGACGGCAAACAGGTGATGTGCACCCCTACCGGCTGGGGCCAGTACACGGCAGGGCCGGGCGGCGCGGGGACTCCGCCGCCGACGAACAGCGCTCCGGGTGGACAGAACGGCACCCCCGGGACGGGGGGCGGAGGGGGTTCTTTAGCCCCGGGTACGTCGGAGACGCGGCAGAAGCTCGTCTATTGGATGGCGAGCCGCGAAAACAAATTCAGGTATTCGAACGGCGCCGGCAGGTTGGACCCGGACCGGTCCGGCGTCGGAGACTGTTCGTCGACGTGCCGTAGGGCCTACCTGGACGTGTGCGGGATCGACATCGGCGGTAACACGGTCGCACAGTCGGCCAACGGGCACGGCGTGTTCGTGATCAACTGGAATACGGCGAAGTCTATCTCCGCACAGCAATTGGCGTTGATGAAACCGGGCGACTTGGTTTTCTACGACTGGGGTTCCGGAAGGGCCGGCGTGGACCATGTGGAGATGTACGCCGGCGGGGATTTGACGTGGGGGCATGGGGGCGGCCTGAACGGAACGGTTCCAGGGCCGCACAAGAACAGCCTGAGCAAGTTCATCCGCGACACGAGGGGGATCGGCTGGTGTGTCAAACGCTACATCAACGACTGATAAGAAGCTCACATACTATGACCCTTCCCGGATACTGTCCTATAACACGCCGTGGGCATTCGTGACGGGTGCCCGCGGCAGGGGTAAGACGTATGCGTTCAAGAAACGGGTGATCAAGAAGGCGATCGAGCACGGCGATGAGTTCATCTACTTGCGGCGGTTCAAAGGCGAGGCGGCGACATTCAAGACGTTCTTCGACGATATCCGCTGGGAGTTCCCCGGCGTCGATCTGTCGGTGAAGGGCAAGGTCGCCTATATCGGGTCTGGCAAGGGCGCACAGCCCATCGGGCAGGTCGTGTATCTGTCGGCGGCACAGATGCTCAAATCGGTATCCCTCAAGAGGGTGAAGCACATCATCTTCGATGAGTTCATCCTTGAGAAGGGCGCCACCCACTACCTGCCAGATGAGGCGTCGATTTTCGAAGGCCTGTATTCGACGGTGGACCGCTGGGACGACCGGGTGCAGGTGTATTTCCTGGCGAACGCCTTCTCTCTGACGAACCCGTACTATGTCAAGTATGGGATCATACCATCGGACGAGTTTACAGTAGAGCCGGGCCCGGACCGTTTCTGGGCGGTGCACACGGATCGCTCGGAGGAGTTCGCACAGCAAGTCTCGCAGACTCGCTTCGGTGCGTTTCTGCGGCGCCAAGACGATGAGAACTCCCGGTACATGATCGATTCGACGTTCCGGGACGGCGGCGTGGAGATGGTGGAGGCGAAGCCGCCGTCGGCGATCTATTCGCTGTCGATCGTCGGCGGGTCCAGGTCGCTGTCTCTGTGGCTGGGGCGGGATTCAACGGTGTGGTATGTGACGGAGGGGCTTCCGCGCACACCGAACCGGTTCACGCTGGCGCCGTCGAACGTGGATGAGGAGACGAGGCTGCTCACGCCGCGGGACTCGTATTTGAAGAATATACGGGCAGCCTACGCATCTGGGCGCGTCAGGTTCGACAAGCTGACGACGCGGAACCTGTTTATCAAGGAGGTGTACAAGGGGTTGTGATGACTGAATCCGTGTTGACAGGCTTCGGGACGGCGTTGGCGGTGGTGTTACCGCTGATCGCCGCGCTCACACCGAAGGCCCGTCGGTTTCTTCACTTCATCGACGACTTGATGGGTGAGGAGGAGCGCCCGGGGGCTGAGCGGCGCCCGGGGATACTTGAACGGCTTTCGTTGCTTGAAGCGAGGCTGAATCTGATCGAAAGGAGGCTGAATAATATTGAGTCACGCACAGACAGTACGGACGGCCATAGTGGCGTGGATGGCGAAGCACGACGGTGACTTCGGTTACACGAACGACTACCGCCGCAAAGACCCGGAGCGCTACGGGTGGGGTGACTGTAGCTCTACGATAGCGCAGGCCTACAGGCAGTGTGCGGGGATAGAGATCGGCGAGCGGAGCTTCAATATCGCACAGAATGGTGCAGCGGTGCAGAATGCAGCCAACTGGCGCGATCTGGACGAGGACGCTATGCGCCCGGCCGACATTATCTGCATGGGCTGGCATTCGGGCGCCTTCGCGGGGCGGATAAGCCACGTGGAGCTCTATGCCGGCCAGGGGTTGACGTGGGGGCATGGGGGTCCCGGTAGGGGCCCCCGGCTGCATCGGCTGTCGGATCCGCGATTGACGGGTTCGGCGAATATCATCATGGTCCGGAGGTTCATCCCGGACGAGGCACAGATAAAGGAGGATGATTTGACACCCGACGAGCACAACATGCTCAGCTGGCTGTACGAGAACATCAAGGTGCCCGGGGAGGGTTTCGGCTACCCTCAGGCGTCGCAGAACACGCTGGGCGATATCCAGAAGAACGTGGACAGCGTGAATGCGCTTGTGGCGAAGGTCAACGACCTGCTGACGGTTCCGGGCTACGCGTTCGGTTATCCGGCCGCGAGCCACAATGCCCTTGAGGAAGTGGTGACGAAGCTGAACGAGGTGCTGACGGAGGTGAAGAAGAGGAATGGCTAAACATCTGGCTATCGACGACGGCGTGTCGGCGGAGCAGCGTGAGGCCGCGGCGAGGGCCGCGGAGGCCGCTGTAGCCTCCGATGGGCGCCCGGCCGGAGACGGCGACCTGGTTGACACGACGGGATCGACCCGCTACTTGGCGCTCAGGAAGTACCTGTATCGGGCGTTGACGGGGCTGATCCCTGTGGCGACGGCCGCGGGGTGGCTAACGGGTGAGCAGGCCGCACTCGTGGCCCCCGCTCTGGCTGGGTTCCTCGGGGTGGCGCTGGCTGCGGCGAATACGCGCTAGATTCGATTCTGAGGGCTTTTCAAGCGCTGCCCTAGGTTACCCTACAGGGAAGGCCCCTAGCGACCTGCTAGGGGCCTTTCTGCGTGCCTCAGGGGCATGTCAGGCGGCGGGGGTGGGGGACAGGCGGTACTCGGAGGCGAACTCAGAGATGCGGGTCATGAGGAGGAAGAAGAAGAAGATCCTCTCATTGCCTCGCGCCTTGGCGGGGGCGCACACCCAGCCGACCATGGAAGCGTTCCAGTCTTGGCCTTCGTAGACGAGGGGGATGACGGCGAGGACGGGCGTGTCGTCGCGGAGCGAGTCGGTGACGTAGACGTTGTCGTGTGCGATATGCCAGCCGAAGGTACCGGCTATCTCGGAGTGATGGGGGAGCGACTGGTAGAGGTGCTCGTCTAGGGCGATGAGTGCTGAACTGATCATTTGATCCATCCTGCTACAGTTCCGGTGATGATGAGTGTTGTGAGGCATGAGATGAAGGAAAGCGTTGCAGCGCCGAGTTTGATGTTCTTCTCTCGGACGATATCCATGTAGGCGACGTACCAAATCAGCGCGAGCATCGGAATGAAGGTGCATAGCAGGGCGATCTTGTGGAGTGTCATCACTTGCACCCGCCTGCTGCGGCGTCGTCGCAGCCGCCTGCACCCGGGTCGGTGCCCTTGTTAGTGTGTGACAGCTGCTTTTCCATGTCATCGAAGTGCTTGCGGGTGATGGGCGTCGTCTCACGTGAAACGGTGGACGGGTCCAAACTGGGGTGGATGGTGGGGTGTTGTTCAGGTGTAGTGGTAGTGGTGGGCGGCGTGGTGATACTAACTGTGGCGTCGGGTGCCGGCTTAGATGCGGGCACGTCGTTGAGCGTGGCGTAGGTGAGGCCGATGCAGATGAGGATGGTCCCGACAAGGGAGATGGCTAGGCCTGCACCGCGATGGAGGTAGCAGTAGACGACCGCAGCGAAGAGGTTGACGCTGACGATCGCTACAGCGGCGTAGAAGAGGAGGGTCATTTCTATCTTTCCTTTCCTTTACATCAGCCCGTCTCCCGGGCTGTGCTTACA